CTATGGGATTGAGGCGAGCATTCTAACGGCTTCGGAACCATCCGAAACGTATTCACCTTTGTGCGATGGTATTGATAACCTCGCGGAAGCATTGAACGAAGTCGTACAACAATACTTTTTTCTTTGTGACAAAGGATTTGCACGTAACCACGTAACAGGTATGGCCCCGTCTTATACCTTGACAGGCCGCCGAATTATGGGAGATACCGCACAAGATTTTATTTTCACAAAAAAGTATGGTCTTGGAGCGGACAGGCAAACAACTTTTAAGTTGTCGTTTAATAACGGAACGGCTACTCAAACAATCACATGTCCATGTACGATTTGCAATATTCAGGAATTCTCAGGGGCATCAACAGACGACAGTGCGATTTCATTTGAAATTCGTTTTGATGGAAAACCCTCCATTAGTAGTGGAGATTAAAGGAAAAATGGAGGCTGGGGGATACTTCCAGCCTTTTTTATTAGGAGGATATATGTACACGATTGAAAAAAGCAGAACCTTTGATGACGAACTGAAAATCACAGATGAGAACAGGGAGCTTTTACTTAATATTCATCTTGAAATAAATCCTAGCTTGATACCTCAGTATCGCACACTATCGCTTCGACTGGCTGAATTACAAAAGCAACCCCAACAGGATGTAACCGCAATTGGAGCATGCATCGTTGATATTATGGGGCTTTTACTTGGAAAAACCAATACAGAAAAAATTATCTCATTTTATGAAAACAATTACACCCAAATGCTTTACGACATTTTTCCTTACATACAGCAGGTCATCGTACCGGAAATTAAAAAATTAGCAAAAGACAGAAAGAAAATGTTTTCTAAAAAATGGCGCTAAGTCTCACTAATTCGCCCCAAAAATATCTTTATTTTGAAGGGCGAAAAATCAGGATAAAGCCGTATATAAGGAATGTTCTTTTTTGTCTTGAAGTTTTAAACGATTCCGTTTTGTCAAATGCCGACAAAATGGATTTATGCATAAAAGTTTTGGTTGGTTATTGGCACGGTCGTCTATCAAAAAAAGAAAAACTTCTGGAGGAAATCTTCAAATTTTTACAAGGTGACAACCAAAAAGAAGAGGGACAGAAAGTTTTTGATTTTGAACAGGATGCGGCTCTAATTTACGCAGGTTTTTTACAGGCATATGGAATTGATTTGCATAAGAGAAAGTGGAGGCGTATGCACTGGCATACTTTCATGTCGCTTTTTTCAGGATTACCGGAAGAAACCAGAATTATGCAAATTATCAGTATAAGGGCAAAGCCACTTCCTAAACCAACGAAATACAACGCAGAAGAACGTCAGCAGCTTATGAGGTTAAAAGCTATTTACAGGCTTGAAGTTTCGGAAGAAGAAAGAGAACGCCAACTGGCTACAGGACTGTGGAAACTCGCAGAAATGCTGCAAAGTATGGCAAAGGAAGGGGGAGACTAGATGGCAGAAGGACAAGTTACATATGAAATCAGGGCAGACGACTCCAAAGTATCAAAAGACCTTGATAAGGCTGAAAAAAAGATGGAATCAGAGCTTTCAAGCGGCAGCAAGAAAGCAGGAGAAGCTATTGATAAAAACATAGGTTCGGCAACCGCAAATGTTGAAAAGAAATCATCTAAAATGTCAACCACTGTCAAGGATTCTTTGGGTAATATTGCTTCGGATATATCTACAACTGTGGTGAATTCAACCGGACAACTGGGAACGGCTGTGTCAGGAATGACAAGCACGATTTCATCCGCAGGGCTTACCGGTGCGGCAGCATTTGCAGGGATAGGAACGGCAGCGGTTGCAGTTGGTGGAATGGCAATTAATGTAGCTGCTGACCTCGATTCTGCTATGGCTCAGTTTGCTGCCTCCACGGGGAAAAGTGGAGAAGCATTGGGAGACTATGAAGGAACACTGAAAGATATTTATGCAGGGGGCTACGGAGAATCTTTTACAGATATATCTGATGCAATGGCAACGGTAACCCAGCAAATGGGTGATCTCGACCAAGCCAGCTTGCAAAATATTACTGAATCAGCATTTTTGCTCAGAGACACGTTTGGTTATGACATCAATGAATCTGTAAGAGCTGCAAGTACCATGATGACCCAATTTGGAATTGACGGTGATACCGCGATGGCGCTCATCGCTAAAGGAGCGCAAAATGGATTGGATTACTCGGGAGAGTTGCTAGATAGTATTAGTGAATACTCCGTACAATTTGCAAAAGTCGGTCTTGATGCTGACGATATGTTCAAAATCATGCAAAAGGGAGCCGAAACAGGAGCATTCAACCTTGATAAAGTTGGCGATGCTGTAAAGGAAATGTCAATTCGTGTTGTTGACGGTTCAAACACAACGAAGCAAGGATTTGATTTGATTGGTTTGAATGCAGATGAAATGTCTGCAAAATTTGCAGCTGGTGGAGAAAGTGCAAAAGAGGCGTTTGAGCAAACGATAGATGCCTTGGCTGCAATGGAAGACCCTCTAGAACAAAATACTGCAGGCGTTGACCTTTTTGGCACGATGTGGGAAGACCTAGGCCCCGAAGTGGTTACCCAACTTGCAAGCATTGAAGACGGAGCATATGCAACATCGGAATCACTAGAGGAAATGAAAGACCAAAAGATGGACGGATTGAACGCAACTTTAGACCAACTAAAGCGTTCTCTGGAACTTCTGATTGAACCTCTTGGAAACATGTTGATTCCTCTGCTTACACAGCTAACGGATTTAATTTTGCCTCTATTAACAACAGTATTGGAACCGATAATGACGTTGTTAACCAATATTTTATCGTTAGCATTGCAACCTATAATGGATTTGTTAAACATCGTTCTTCCGATGCTAACACAGCTACTTGAGGCAATACTTGCACCTTTACAGGATATATTAACAACAATTTTGCAGCCATTACTCGACTTAATAAATATGGCGATTCAACCCATTATTGACTTACTTCAAGGAGTATTGATGCCAATTATTGATAAGCTAATGCCAATTATACAGAAGCTGGCAGATATGTTTTCTGCTACTCTGGGCAATGCAATCAAGGGCGTGAAAGACTTACTTGACCCATTGATTGGGGCGTTTCGTGGTGTCCTTGACTTTATCACGGGAGTTTTTACAGGAGACTGGGAAAAAGCATGGAACGGGATTGTAAACTTATTCAAAAATGCACTCAATATTTTGCCGGCAGCTTTTGAGTGGATAGTGAACGCCATCGTCGATATTATAAACGGTATTACAGGCGGTATTTCCAGTGCGTGGACATGGGCTGGATTGCCGGCAATCCCAAAAATTCCACATGCTCAAATCCCACGATTTAAGGCCGGTATTGATTTTGTACCAAATGATTTTTTCCCCGCGTTTCTTGATGCAGGGGAACGCGTACTTACAAGAGAGGAAAACGCGAGATTTAACGCCTTGGGAGGATTAACCGGACTTGAACAGTCTATGACTAGAAATCTTGCGTACAATGTGGGAGTAAATCAAGCTCCAATAACCATTGTCGTGGAATCCCCCGTTTCACTTGATGGAAAGACTATCTCAAAAAACAGTACAAAGCATCAATATGTAAATACGGCGGTGAAACGATACAAATGATACATCTATATATAAATGGAGAGTTGCGCGAAGATGTTTGGATTCAGGCTGGGGGAACGCTGGAACAAACAGAGGAGCACACAACGGAATCCAGTATATCAGTCAGAGTTCCAATTGATTCCGATAATCTGGCAGTATATGACTATGTACAGATTTACGATGAGGACACAATTATTTTTGCAGGAAATATTTTGTCTTTAAACCAGCAGATGTTAGACAGTGGATATACAGGGCTTGATTTTAGAGTGTATGACCTTGTTATGGCATGTAACGCCGATTTAGTCGCAAACATTCTCGTTGACATGTCTTTTCCGGCAGGCGCAACAGTAACTCAAATTTTAAAAGGTAATCATAATGGAGACGCATGGTACAACGAAAGTTTGGGAGAATTTGCCGGGGTTATCGACACAAGAATTGTACCGGAGGGCTGTACTGTTGGCACGGTGGCCAACTATAACACCACAGCTTTGGAAAGTACGTCTTATGTATGGGGAGAAACTGTCAAGGAACTGCTTGATAACCTTGGGGAACTCACTCTTTCGTACTGGGAGATTACAAACGATAAAGTTTTTAACTTTCAACCTAAAAGTGCCAACGCAATAGCTCCAATCGG